CAAGTTACCGTAGTTATAATAAACTATCCACCCTCGGCCAGTTTCATACTTATCTGCCTTAATAACATATGACTCAGTCACACTAGGGTCTGGACCGACGGTATCGGCAGCTTGACCTGAAGTTGGAAATCCACAGGCTTCACTAAACGTAGTACCTGTTCCAGTCAAGCGTCTATTTGCACAGCTTGCCCCAGGGCGGTTAAACGCAAACGGCTGTCCATTACCCCCCGTCTCATCACCGCAAGCACCAGTGGCGGTAACGTTACGATAGTACTTGTTTCCACCCCACGTATATTGCCCTGGCTTAGCAGTACTTCCCGCCTCACCAATCTGAACACAATGCCCGTTGAACTGAGGTGCTGTTTGCGAGCGGTAAGTTCTATACGTATTTCCCGTATGCTGGAAAGACCCCGTCGTAGCCGCCACCGCAGAAGCATACATCGTCGCAAAGCCTGTTCCAGAAACATGTAGATAGTTATTCATACAACGGACGTTAGGACCTAGGGGTTGGTTAGTTCCAAAGTCCAATCCACGATCCCCTCGTCCATCTATCTGAAAGCAATGATTACCTATAACATCAGCCTCACTAACAAGTCCTGCCGTTGAACCACCGACAGCAAACGAAGTAGAATCAGGTCCTCCGGCGGCAGTCAAAGTATTCAATTGCCCAGAGTTAAACGCAATATTATTCTTCAGCTTAAAGCGATTAATCGGAGAACCGCTAGAGTCAAAGAACTGCAATGACCAACCATGATCGTTAAAGAAGCAATTTGCCTCTACGTTAAGGAACTTTGTTGGATCATCATGGTGGAGATACATTCCATGCCCACCGCCATCTCCCTTAGCTCCTCCGTGGTTATAAACCAAGTTACCGTATAACTCAACCTCTCCGCTGGACTTTTCCAGGAAAACTCCGGCCCCAATGTCATCGTGGAATATGCAATTAACTACCTTCAATCCATCGTTAGTAATCAAGAACGTTGAAAGCATTGCTCCACCGATGTTAATGGAACGTAGGGAGCAGATACCAGAGAATTCAATATTCCAAAAGGTAATAAAGCTACCAGTTACTTCGCAAAAGTCCACGTTACTTGGAGTTAGTGTTAATGTGATAGTTTCACCCCCAGCGGTACCTGTGCTTCGAACGTTAGGCAAAACGGGCACGGCTGTGGTCGTATTCTGGACAATAGTTGTATTGGCGTTAATAATGTAAATCCCTGCCGCAGGACCACTTGCCACATTGATCTGTTGGCCAATAATCACCGCTTGGTTCACTCCGGCGGCTTTTGCAACATTCAACGATGATGCTCCACCTGCTGTTGCTGCTGCGGTCGTTGCTCCGCTGGTCGGAGCAGCGCTGGTTTGCGTATGTTGAAAAATCACCCTTTCCATCTGAGTCGGATCAGCATTAATATCCCTAATGTTTAAAGCAGAAGGGTTATAGGCCCGGAAAACAATGTCTGCAAGGGCCGTACCACTTAGGGTAAACTGTTTCTTCGTATCAGTAGACGCATACGTACCACCCCGCAGCCAAACTCCGTCACCTGGCTGAATTGAGCCAGAATGTCCAGTTCTTGCCGAGTCAAAATCCCACGGAGAACCTATAGTCCCCGCGTTACCAGATGCACCAGTTGTTGAAACATACCATTCAGTCATTTAGTCTAATCCTAATTTACCAGCTACTACTTATCCCTGTCGTCCAATGTCTCTTGTCATTGCTTCCTCCACCACCGCCACTTAAGCTTGGTATTTGAAACTCAATGAAACTAACTTGCGCCCGTCTAGGTGCATTGGGCACCTGAAACTCTACAAAACTTACTTGTCCTCTCCTAGGCCCATTGGGAACTTCAAACTCGATGAAACTTACTTGAGCCCTACGAGTAGCTACAACCGATGGTACTTCAAATTCTACGAAACTAACCTGTGCTCTACGTTGACCGTTAGGAACTTGGAACTCTAGGAAGCTTACCTGAGCCCGCCTAGGAGCGTTAGGTACTTCGAATTCTACAAAACTTACTTGCGCCCGTCGATTAACCGTCGTCGCAAGTAGCTGGGCTTCCGCCGCACCAGAGTACCAAAATGCCCCTGGGCCAGTCATCGCTTATGCTATTTGACGAATATTTGCGTCAAATGCCCTATCGGTCCCTGCGATTTTCTGAATAGTCATATCCCAACCGTGCATAAGGATAAGCATTGGAGTTACGAAAATTTCTGACTGTACTCCCTTAAGCGTAGCCTTAAACACCTGACGCTTAGACCCACCCGTAGCCTCTACCTTTTCATAAATCCTAATCGCATACTCCTCAGTCTTGGTCATTAACGTTTGATCGTCTACCCAAAGTTGAAATACCCCATCGGTTGTATCTGTAGAAAGCGTAGTCGTACCAGAGATTATTGACAATTCTCCAGTACCAACCGTTACGTTATCTAATTCTGCATATACCGAAATCGCCATAATTAACCTTTGCGTTCAAAAATCAACATACTCCCAGCCTGTACTGACCATGAGTGCCCGTTGCTACAAGTTCCAAGTCCTGAGACAGCTACGTGAATATGCTTAGCAACATCCTTTTGCGTGTCTGTACCCGCAAGAGTATCCGCTGCCATACTAGATAGCTGAAGCCCATCAATAGGGCAATTAAACGAGATAGTAGCCGCCGCAGTTAGACCCATATTAACTTACCGCATGGATAACAGTATTATAATTACCTGCATCGTTAACTCCACTGTTTGAAACTCTGGCAACGATCCTAGAACCAGACGGAGCGTCGAAGAATCCAGGCATTGGATTCTCCGGGCCGCGCATCATTTCATTGTCTGTTGTGGTGTATAAGAAACCCCGAACCATTTCCGTTTCCGTCGCAGCCCCGATACCAATATCATAAGAAAACATAAGCCTTGTTAACGTGGTATCTGTACCTGCCTGAAAACTAGGCACAAAGCAAAAATGATCTTCAGAAGTACTTGCGGTAATCTGAGTCCAAGCGCCTTCTGCCGCTGAAGCCCCCGGTACAATCGTTGTACCAAAGGGAACCGTGCCCATACCATAGGTCGTGACCTTACGTCCTACACGGAATGGAGGTAATGCATCTCCACCGTACAAAAAGACCGAAACTCGCATAGCCGTTGACACTCTTTGCCCAGCGGCTTGAGCCGCGATTCTGCTACCTGCGGGGATGTATAGTGGAAAATCCCACCGCTTAGGCCCAACACCCGTTGCGCTATCAGTCGGACTGCAAAAGCCCATTAGCAAGTTTGGAATCAAAACTTCTTCCGTAGCTGCTCCGATCAAAATATCCATTGCTCCTTGGGAATCCGTCGCGGCCAACCCATAACCAGTAGCAAGGACAGTAATCCAATAAGCATCAAATGCAGTACTAGCAATCAACTGAACAGCAGTACCTTTAGTCGCAGCAGCACCACCTGTCGTAATGCTGGTACCATAAGGATTTGCCCCTACAGTACCAACGTTAGTTTCCATCCTCCAAATCCCCTTCTGCGGAACCCAGAGCATTAAGGTTTATTTCCAACAATACGAACATACAAATTAGCATAGTCCGTAATCGCATCTGCTTCAGCACCACTTAGCGTGTCTGCGTCTAGGGTAAATCCAGAAGCCACATCCGTAAACGTTTTAGTATTAATCAACGTACCCTGAGCACCTTCGTTAGTGTAACCCTGTCTCAACTCCACTACAATATCTATTTGATCCCCACCAGTCGTATCCTTGCCATAGGCAATACGTAAAATATGCCCACTTGAACTTAGTGGGTCCTCTAAGGTCGTTAACTTAGTAACATAAACATCACTAGTCGGAGTTAAAACTGTACGGATAAAGTCTGCATTATCCTGCACAGATTCATCAATCTGGTCAAAGATACTTGTAGTAGTACCATCATCTTCTTCCCAATTATCTCTCGTAGTATCCGTTGACGGACGACCAAATTGTGCCATTGCTTACCTCCCAAAGTGCTTCTTGAAACGTTTACCAAAAACCCATCCGTGCTTCTTGCAGTAATGAATCTTAAGTCCCTTTAGGTTAATGGCAAAGGTTGGAGTAAAGCGGATATAGTAATTATCCCCGCCAATATATCTAACCTTCCCACCATCGGTCACTTCACCTAAGTACTTGTTAACTAACATCTTTTCAAACTCGCCATACAGCCCATGGTACATAACTGACCGAGAACCGTCGGGAAAGGTTAACTTTACCAAAACCGTCGCACTATCAATCATTATCTGAGCCTCTGATCCATTCTTTATACTGATCCCTAGTCTTAAACGCAGGTACGCTAGCCCCGGCACCGCTGGGACTACCACCACCAGCAGGAGGAGCCTTTTTCTGCCTATCCCGAACCTTTTGCGTCTGGCTATTCTGCTTATCAGCCATTAGTTCCGCAACTTGTTTCTTCAATGCAGCTACTTCATCATTAGCCGCAGGGGCCGGAGTACCGTTCTTCTGGGTATACTGATACTTTTCCAACAAGGCCGGAATTTCATACTGAACGATAGCGTTTAGCTTATCCTGCGTTAGGAACTCTTTAGGTTCCTGATTAGCTAGGTAAACAATGGCCTGGGCAATCTCTAGCGGGTTAGCTCCATATTGCTCAGCAAGCCTATTAGCCTCAGCATTAACCCACTCTTGCCCTTGACGATCATACTCAGCTTCTTGCTCAGGGCTAATCTCACTAGAAGGACTTGCGCCTACTTTTCCAGCCTCGGCCCCATACACCTGAATCAATTTCTTCAAAGGCTCAACGTTCCCTTGGGCAGCGGACGTAAGGACACTGAGCCAAACCTGACGATCTTGTGCCCATGCCTCATGCTCCTTCTTAATCTCACTATACATCTCATAGGCTTTAGCCCGTTCCTGAGCCAATGATTGCATTTTCTGTTCATTGTAGTGGCCCAAGGACGCATTGCGGAATACTTCAGTAAGAGCTTTCTTTTGCTCTTTGCCCAATGCGTTATAACCCCATTGCAACTTGGGGTCAAGCAATTGCTGTAACGTTAACTTGCTGAAATCAGTTACTTCTTTCCCATCTTCACCGTAGAGCTTAAGCCCATTGGGGAGAGTGAACGGTTGTACGTCAATATCCTCAGTACCTTCCTCACCAGCACCCTTTTGCGCCTTAGCCCATTCAGCCATTAACTCCTCATCACTAAGGCCCTCGGCAATATCCCCAAGGCTCTGACGCAACGATTCCGCTGTTAAATCCCCTTCAGTCGAAGCTAAATCCTCCAGCTTCCCCTGTAATTCAACATCTGCCACTGCGTTCTCAACAATACTTTCTCTAGTTTCAATTTCCTGCTCTTGTACCTCAGTACCGTCAATCATTTGATTCTCCATTAAGCCTGCCGTTCAACATTTCCAAACTCACCTAACGTAGGAGCTTTTAACTGACTCGCTGCTGCTGGTCCTGCGCCACCGGACATTTCCGGCGTTGGGCTTGTCGCAGCGACCGCTTTGCTCTTTGCTGGTTCACCAGGAACTGGTGCTCCACCCTGCTCCTCAGGAGCCATCGCAGCCTGCGCCTGCATCATCATCATCATCGCCTTGTCTGGTGGGACACCTTGGACCATAACTGGAACCTGGGTCTGGCCTGTAGGGTCATTAACACAACGCTCTAGCTGGTCGTAAATTCCCCAACGCTCTAATGCCAATGCCCTCATTGCCCAAGGCTTGCGGTTATTAAGGATAATTTCCTGCAATGCTGGCTTATGCACAGTCTGGTAATAAGCCGGAACTTGACTTGCAGGACCAACAGAACCCTCTGCCGGAAGCGCTGTGGCCATACCAATCTGGTTAACATCTTGCCATAGAACAGGTATTCCACCTTGTGGTGAATACCTAGCCTCAGGGTCCATCTGGGACAGTTCTTCCCAACGTTCCTCAATCTCAGTATTAACCCATTGTGCCCTTTCCCATTGCGCCGTATCACCCATTTGCAAATCGCGGATATCGGCAAATACAGACCGCTTCTGGTAAGTCCCTTGGCTAATACGTCCCTTATCCAACTGTTCTTCAAGTAACTGTTGCCTTAAAGCTCTAGGCAAAGGCATCATCGTTTCAGGATCACAGTAAACCATTGGCCTATCGCCAAGTTTTTCACTGTCGATACTCTTAGCAAGATCACCACGACCACCTACTGCCGGAATCACCCTAGGCGTGTCATACAGCCATTGAGTGTATTTAACAACTAAATGGGCAAACTCAGTAGCTCCTTCGGCAGAAGCCCGGACCATTGGACCAAAGGCCCGTTCGAACAACTCGCGTGTGGCCAACACAGCCCGGCCTGAAATATCCGCAGCACTTGCACCGCTGGTACCAGTCAGTTGCCCACGTGCGATATCATTCCAACCGTGCTTATCCTCTAGTTTCTTAATTAACCAGTCTAACAACCTCCAAGCATCGGCTCCGGCTGGTATAGCTGGAAATGGGTCTGGCTTTTGGCCGGTGTATTCAACATTAGAACCAGTAATATTAGAGTAAGTTTCCTCTAATACCGTTCCTTTCATACTTAGAATTCTACCACCGGCAAAGAACCTAGCGTGCTTTAGCAATGCGCTAAGTAATGCGTTAATCGCAAGCTGATCCCCGATCCAATCAGATACAATTGGCCTTGGGAATATATTAACATCGGCAGAACCGTCAGTAAAGCGAGCTAACGGAATTACCCCACCGGGCAACTCCTCACCACGTTCAACAATCTCATCTCCGATGATTCTTAGCCAAATACCGTTTTCTAAACCTGGCTCATTTAGATTAGGAGTAATCCATAGAATGTATTCCGGCACTCCATCAACCATTCTAACGTTACTGGTTGGAAACGGCGGCAAACCCCTCTGCCACCCCATCGCCTTATCCATCGGCAGGTCAAGCATGTCATTTTGCGAAGAAGTCTGTTGCTCTCCCTCTAACTTAGGATTACCAGTTTCCAACCGTGCCTGCGAAACATCCCGCATCCTGCGTACTATGGCCCAACGTGCCTTGTCCACAGGACCATTAACACTGCGGGCTTCTGGATCAAAAATCACTTCATGCGCCAGAATTATCCTACAAGAAATATCCCCTTCGTACAAGGTCCTAGCAGGCGCACCTGGCGGAGCAACCATACCTTCGTCCTGATAAGGAAGTTCTAGTAAACCTTGTTCATTAACGTTATAACCCTGAGCAACTAGTCCAGGAAACCGTTCATCGGTAGGTGGGATTAAATCTAAATCTTCTCTAGTAGGCCCGGCTGCTGGGTCTACGTAAACATGTACAAATGAAACACCATCTGTTTGAGCATTGTACCAAGCGTCTAGGAACAGATTCCATGCGCGGAGTACTTGATAATAATACTCAACTACTGCCTGCTGAGCCTCGGCAGCTTCTCTATTAGCCGTACCAGACCCAATAGGCTCAAACCTAAAGCCGGGCTTTTGTTCGCTTAAGATGCCAAGTCTGAAATCAAGGGCAGGACCAATTAAGTTAAGTACTGCCCGAATATCATTAGGCTCAGCCTGTGGCTCCCGCCACGTCCGTCCATCCCTAGTGCTAATCCATTGATAACCATGGCGGAAATGTCTATGCCTAGCCCAATGCAAACGTTTATCGCGTAAGGCCCCTTCCTGTCGTTTCCTCTGGGAATCTATCCACTTACGCCAATCTTTTCCATCCTGACTAGCTACATCAGGAAATCCTTCACCGTAACTTTTTGCCAATCGCTGCTTAGGACTTAGTTCCTGCTTAGGGCTTAATTCCGCCATTAATTAACCTTTATGAAATTCCATCCTCTAACTTAAGACGAGTGAGAGCTAAATCCCAGGAACCAAGTTCATTGCGTAAAGCACGTGCATGACGTTGTCTTGCAACCCTAGCATGTTCTTCAGATTCTTGAGCGCAGTAGCTAAATACATCCAAGGGCATTGGTTCTTCGGCAAGGCCCGGAGGAGTTTGATCTGGAGACAATGGCTGGAATTGAATAACTAGAGGACTAGGAATCAAGTTTCCAGTATCCACGTTGATAACTATCGGCGGTAAGTCCGGTAAATCCATACTAACCACAGGAGGGTTCTTTACCAGGTAAAGGAAGCTTCCTAAGACCGCACCGACTAATAAGATAACACCTATTAAGGCAAATGTCAATAGTATAACCACTTTACCACTCTCCTAATCCAGGTATATAATTACGACTCTTAGACTTACGGGAATTAATCATCTTGTCAAATGTATGGTCAAAGTTAGGGTCCTCCTCTACAGGGGCCGGAGGAGCTACTACCTGAGGATGTTCAAACGCGGCCATTACCGCATACCTAAGCGCATCAGCCGCATGGTCCTCTTGCCTTGGCCTAATGTCATTAGGGTCTTTACCAGGCCCAGAGTTCCGTTGGAGTTTAGGTAAAGTTCTGGCTAGGTTCGGAGCGCCGTAGATTCCGTTATTCGGCCATATGCGAACGGCTGCTTTGGTCGTTAGGTCAATGACCTTTGTCCAACCGACCAATCGGTCAGAATTAGCTCGTTCAACAGGTACCCCACGTGTTGCCATGATGGTAGCGATAGACTGGTTAGATGCTGCGGCTTGTCTAGCGACCATTTCAGGAGAACCAACACTATAAATCACAGGACGAAGTTTCAAATCTTCCTCCCGTTTCTTAATCATATGCACCACTGCGTCCAGGTTCGTGTCCTTAAGGTAAAGCTCGGACACCACATCAAACACATTGGTCTTGGGATAATATAAAACCCACAACACACACGTTGGGTCATCAATACCAAAGTCAATAGCTCTAATGGTTATATAGTTAGCGTCGAGTAGGGTCGTAGATTCTGCCAGTCGCAGAGGCGCTTTGAACATTGCCCCAGCTAACATATCCCATCGGCCATTGAGGTAAGCCGCTACGTCCTCAGGTGGCATACTCGCGATCATACCCGCTACGTACTGTTCGCGGTTAGGCAAAGCTGGATTATCCCAAACCCTAGATGGAATAAATTGCTTAGTTATCGAAACCTTCCGATCCGTTCCAATGTCAATATCTTCGGAATAGATTCGGTAAGGTTCCTTTAGATCATTAGTTGC